CCAGCTCCACCAACACCGTAAGAACCACCACCACCAGAACCACCAGCAGCGCCATCTCTTTCGTTTTGGTATCCACCGTTATTGTGTCCACCCCTACCACCACCGATAGAAGTAATTGAACCCAATACAGAATTAAAACCATTCGAACCTTGGTAGCCTGAACCAGGACCACCTGCACCAACGGTGCAGGTGTAGTTAGTGCTAAGAGCAAAAGTAAAAACAGGTTCCGCTGTTGAATTAGCGCCAGAAAGCTCACCAATTATTGACGACCTATAGCCACCAGCTCCACCACCGGAACCATAGCCATCTGAAGCGCCTCCGCCACCAGCAATTATTAAATATTCAGCCGTTGGGGTTACGGGTAAGCTGCCAGCCAGCATACTGTTGTACTTACGACCAGTAAAAATACCAGCCCTTGATAAGCTTTGAATTGCCACCTTTATCTCCTAAAGGTCAATAACTGAACCAAAAACCGAAAAGCTTAGGTTCGCAGATGAAGCATAAACCGTAATAACATCGGTGGCTGCCAATGTCAAACCTAAGGTCATGGTAGTTGAATCAGAAGCTCCAACGACAACATCGTAAGCTATGTAGTGTTCGTTTGCCAATGTAGCTCCAGCAGGTCGAACAGCAATTCTGTAGATTGAAGTTGTTGCAGCTCTATTAGCAACCACAAGAGTAGAAACAACCGCTTCTTTTAGGCTTGGAACCGTATAAAGTGTTGTCGCTGTAGTTGCGCTTGGTGCTACTTGACCTAGAACTTGGTATCTTGTTGCCATTTAGGCTCCCATCATTAGGAATATTTGTGGATTTGCATCAGTAACGATGCCGGAAACCTGAGAGGCATCCAATGCTAGTTCGTCGCTTCCGCCAAGTTCGTGGCTAGTAGCATGCGCACCAAGAGTGGTTGAGCGCCAAACAGAGTCTGCGCTGTCCCATGTCCAAGTAATGTTACCGACGGTAAATACTTGACCTGAAGTTGGGCTGGTTGGGAAATCGATCGCTGCCATAGCTTTATTATACCTTACTCAGAAAAGTCTACGAGGTCCCAAGCAAGCTCTGCTTCGTTCCAAGAATATGTCAGTCCGTCAGTCGGGTAAGCAACTGGTGCTTCCCAGCGAGCGGTGTCTTCATCAAGTACCCAGCTGTCAAACGGCTTAGGTGCAATAAATGCGTCAAGTTCCGCGTCGTAAGTGTAGCCAAGTCCGGCGTAGTTCTTGCGGTAGTTTCCGTTGTAAGAAGTGCGCTTGCAGACCTGACCACGGAAGTTTCCGTACCAAGTTTCTGGATCGAGGTCCTCGATTAGCTCAGTCTCGTCAATGCCAACGATTACTTCAGTGACAATGTTGTTGTCATCTAAAAATGCGTAGTGTGCGATTTTAGTTACCTACTTTCTTTAAGTACATTTTCCATTGTATCAGTAGCTTTTTACCCTTGGAAGCATTGCACTTCCTGCATAGGGTCATCAAATTACCAATACTGTGTGAGCCACCTAGCGCCAAGGGCACAATGTGATCAATTGAAAGGTTCTCAAATGTTCCGCAGTTGTAGCAAGGCTTTTCATAAAGCTTAGCAATTTCTTTGCTGTTCAGGGCAAAGGGTTTGGCCTCTAGCAACCTATTGCGAATTTGCTGCCTAGCGTTTTTAAGGGGTCTTTGGAACTCTTTTCGCCTAGATCTGGAGGCTCGCTCTATTTCTATTCTGTGCTCGTAATTTTCTTTTCTTTGTGTTGCCATTTGGTCTCGCATTTTTGCGCCATTTTTTTCATATCTAATTCGTGAGGCTTCATTTTTGCAAACCTTACATTTATTAGTCACACCCTCTTTGGTGAGCTTGTTTTTATGAAAATCCGTGAAAGGCTTTAGGGTCTTACAAGTGATGCAAATTCTTTCCAGCGTTTGCATTTATTGCCTTTCATTATGCTGCCCAGCTTACGTTGCCAGTTCCTGCTGTAAATGTTACTACCGTATCAGAGCCGACTGTGGCACTTGAACTGGTTAACCCAGCACCAATAGTAATTGTAAGTGTGGATGGGAAGCGCAAAATTACAATTCCTGAACCGCCTAGCCCACCAGCTCCACGTCCACCACCACCGGTGTTTGCAGTGCCATTGGCAGTTGCACCACCAGCTCCACCGCCAGCCCCACCAGTACCGTTTGTAATTCCTTTTCCACCGCCTCCACCGCCCCTAGTGACGGCGGTTCCAGTAATTGATGAACTTAGGCCGGCTCCGCCGTTTCCAGCTGTTCCGACTGATGCGTTTGCGCCTGCAGCGCCGGCACCACCACCGCCACCACCGCTCCATTGACCAAATCCACCGTCGCTAGAGGAGTTTCCTCCATTGTTACCCTGACCGGCAGTTCCAGCACCACCAAGACCTGTTTGAGTTGTCTGACCATGGCTACCACCACCACCAGAACCACCTGAATTACCATTAGAACCAGCAATTTGAGAAACAGGGCCACCTGAACCGCCACCTTGAGCGAAGGCATTAAAGGCGCTAAGGAAGGATGTGCCACCATTCGTCGAGCCTGCACCACCAGCGCCAACATTGACAACATAATTAGTTGCTAGCCTATATTCTGAAGACTGACTAGATAAAATTCCTCCAGCACCGCCACCACCGGCACCGTCATTCCAGCCCTGTCCACCGCCACCGCCTCCCGCTACGATGAGGTACTGAATAGCTGGTGCAAAGCCAGCTTTTGCAGACTTATATGTGATTCTGTCTGTTAAAAAACTTCCGGCAGCAGAAAATTTATAAACGCCCATTAGGAGATCTCTACTCCTCCGATGTGGAAGTTGATTGTAGTTGCCGAAGCACCACCCTTGATAGTGTTAGTAGTAGCAAGAACCTGCTTGATATCTAGCACAACAGAATCTTTTGCGCCAACTGATACAGCGTCAGCGAGCAATACATCATTAAGGGAAACCGTAAAGGTTCCAGCGGATGAGGCGGTATTAGCAACAACAAGGTTTGTGACCACAGCGGTAGTCGCAGAAGGCACAGTATACAAAGTTGTGCTTGTAGTTGTAGTCGCAGCGCCTCTAAAGAGCGTCTTTGGTGTATTTGGCATTTAGTGTAGCTCCTAGTTAGATTGCTGACATCAGGGTCAGGATGTAGTTTGCCTGAATGTCAGGCTCTTGGATCGCGGTGGTCTCCTTAGAGTTCCAGACGCTTCCGTCCCAAATCCAGGTTCTGTTCCCGGATGTGAACTCTTGCCCGTTAGTAGGGCTGCTTGGAAAATCGATTGCTGGCATGGTTTTATTATACCTTATGGCTAGATAACTAGCACAGAGGCTTCCTCTTCAGTTAGTGGGGTGCCGGCAACTAGCTTTGCCTTCGCGGATGCCTTGAGTGCTGCTAGAGCTTCTTCGGCTGCTAGGCGCTCTACTTCGGCTGCCTCAAAAGCTAGGCGATCGGTTTCGCGCTGAGCGAGTTCTTCTGATGTTAGTGGGACTTCAGTGGTCTCACCCGTTGAGCAGTCTATGATCACCTTAGTTAATATTTCTGTCATTTTCTTTTCTTTCTTGTTAGCTTACTGTGGCTATTCCGTCAGAGCCTTTTGTAATTTTGTAAAGCGAGAAGGTACTTCCAACATCAAAGTTAGTGGAGCTAGGAACAATCGTAATTGAAGTAATCGCTGCGGTGTTAGACCAAAGAGCAGCAAAAATTGCTTGCCTCGCATCTGTGGCGTTGTTCTCTCTTATAGCGTCTATTGAAATTGACTTGAAAGCTGAAGAAGTGTAATTAAAAAAATACACCGAGTTATTAGAAAATGTCGAAGCCGTATCGGTAGACACACAATTCTCTACATAGATTGTAGTTTCCGCAACTGATGTAGCATTTACGCCATTCCCTCTTAGCCGTGTACCTGAAAAATTAGTAGTAGCACCATTAGGTCTAATGAAACAATCTGGCCCAGCTCCAGTAGTTCTGCTGGAAACAGTTAGGAAGAGGTCAGTCCCATCTTGAGGGATAGAGGTGAACTCTACTGAGGCAACTGCTGTGCCAACAGTTTTAGATTCTATAAGTTTCATGCTTATATCCTAGCCTAATATTCCGTATAAGCTAGCTGTAAATCCAGAAATAAACTGAGCACCTGCACCCGGATTTGGCCTCAGCGTTATTGATGTAATCTGAGAAGTGCTAGCCCACCTACCAGCCCATGCGGAAACAAAATTATCAGGAGTTCGAGCAGTTCTAACCAAAAAATTTTTGTGCTTATCTGTTGCTGAATAGTCTACTATCTGTACAATGTGATGACTTCCTCCAGTAGTTGTTGCTATTGGATTATTAGTTGTATAAGTGTTGCTGGCAACTGAACTTGACAAGCCATACATCCTTAGCATCGTAAAATTTGAACTACTAGCATTAAATTCAATGTATCCTTCATTAACTATATTTGAAAGCATATTTGTTACCAAAATAATGTCTCGATATTGTTGGGTTATATTTAAAAATGTAAGAGAGTTTGCATTTGCCGTTAAGGTTGCGGTTGCAATAGCTGTATAAGTAGGGATAGGCAATTTATTTTCTCATTTCTTTGGGCAACTTAACCACGGATTCCGTAGAGAGAGAAGCGAGAGCCAGTTACAAAATCAGAGCCACCGACGTGAAAAATCTGTATAGATGTTGTTGCGGCTGTGCTTCTGTGCGAGCTAGAGTAAAGATAAACAAAATTGTTGCTTGTCTGGCCACCAAAGGTTCTTGTTGTTTTATTTTTTGTAGTGCTAAATGGGTCTAACAAATCAAACACCATAGAACCAAATGCGTTAGCAGTTGAGCTACTGCCGGGTGAAACACCAAAGAATCCTCTAGTCGTATTTGCTTCACCATAAGAAGTTACACTTGAACCGTTACCAGTAATTTCGTGAGATGAATAGTTTGAACCTGTATCGCCGTTTAGCCTAAAGGTAAGAGTTGCTCCTGTACTCGCACCAGCTACTCTAGCCGTTGCTCTAATCTGTAAGTGCTTGTAGGTAGATGAGTAATCACCTAAGCTGCTGAAAGTGACAGAAGATTGAGCAGATCCTAAAACATAGGTTTGAATAAGCTCGTAATCTCCTGGTGGGGTAAATCCACTAGCAGTTACGCCAAGAATTCTCATTAAGCAACCAAGTCCCCTGTGACCACCCATAGGTTTGCTGCACGCTTAATCAAAGTTGCTGCTGACCACTGGGCCCGTAGCTTTAAGCCGGGAGTTGCGTTCACGGTAGTTGTTCCTGGGGTTACTGCAGCTATAGTTACCTGACCAGTTCCAGTTTGCAAAATGCTAATTTGAGTACCGACTGGAAAGTTTACGCTTGCATCAGTTGGAATACTAAAAGTAGTTGCAGATGAGTTTAAGATTTCAACTAGCTTAGAGGCATCAGCGAGTGCAGCTGTGTAAGACGCAGTCTGCTGATTTAGGGTTAGTGTGGGATCTCCAGAAGGGCCAGTCGCACCCGTAGCACCCGTAGCACCAGTAGGACCGATGTAGTTGCTAGTAGCTTCTACCCAGAAGGAATCATAATAAATAAAAAGCTTCGCAGTTGAGGAGTTGAACCATCCATCACCTGTTGTTGGGCTTGCAGGTGCTGTGTCGGAAGTTGTGAACTTACCAGCTGGACCAGTCAGTGCTGGAGAAAGCGGAACCCAGAAGTTGTCGTAGTAAATGTAAGAAGTACCCTCGGTTGAGTTGTACCAAACATTGCCAACATCTGGGCTTGCAGGTGCAGTCTGAGAAACTTCAACAGAAGCTCCACCAGAAGCGTAATCTAAGCTGTTCCAAGCGGTTGAGCCATTACCGATCTTCATCTGGTTGTTTGTGGTGTCAAAACCAATCTCACCAGAAGCTAGTGTTGGGTTGGTCGAGCTCCAGTTGGTCGCGGTGTCTCTGCGAATCTGGATTTTAGTTTGAACTGGCATTTAAGCTGTTCCTCCATCGATAATGTTGGTTTTTTCCCAAAGGCTAGAAGTGCTATTCCATTTTATCAGGTCACCGTTAGTCGGTGTTCCCACAGACACGTTTCCGATGTCATCAAGTGTAGTACCCGACCAGCTAAAGCCTACTGTAGAAGTTCCTGAGTTGTAAGTGATAGGGGCAGTTACAGCTAGGTTGCTAAGGCTTCCAGGATCACCCTGAATACCCTGAATACCTTGAATACCTTGCGGTCCGGTTGCTCCCTGCAAAGCCAAAGGGAACCAGAAAGTAGAAGTTAGGCTTGGGATTTCTCCGACTGGTGGATTACCTGACGCGAACCAAGATGCACCGTTATAGAAAACTGCATCGTTGTTTATATAATCAACAGTATTTGACCAAGTGCCTTGCCAAAGAATACCGGTTGCACCAGTCGCTCCAGTCGCTCCAGTGTTTCCCTGAATACCCTGAATACCCTGGATTCCCTGAATACCTTGGTCACCTCGTGGAATTGTAAATGCTAAAGACTGATTTGGTGAGGTTCCAGAAATAGTTACAGATGCACTTGACCCAGCAGCACCAGTCGTTGTGCCGGAAACGCTTAGAACGTTAGCTGGACCAGCTGGACCAGTAGCACCAGTAGGGCCAACTAGATAGAAGGTTCCGTTTGCGTCTGGGACTGGAGAAAGGACCGTAAGGTCAACTGTCTGACCACTAGGCAGCGAGAAGCTAAAGCCCGGAAGCGCTACAGGCGTTCCAGCTGAGTCGGTAAGTCTAAACTCAACACGCCAAGTCCAGTTGACTGGGTTACCTTGTGGGTCATCTGTTGCAACTAGGTTTACGCCACGAGTTGTTCCAAATCCACAGATGTATCCATCAGAATCTAGTGTTGCCTCAACAACTGCAGGAAGAATTGTTACTGCTGCAGGATCAGCGCTAGCGTCTTTAATAAAGACTGGAGAAGCGGTGAAGTAAACGGCACCTGCTGCGGGAATTGCATCTGGCTCTGGTCCAGAATCGTTTGAGTCGCCATAAGCGAGAATAAATCTACCGGTTACGGTTCCGTAAGATATATTGGTTGGAATATTTGGCATTGTATCTCTATTCTACCATTAGGCGGTTCCGCCATCGATTGTTGTGACATTTAGCGCACCATATGAAAGCTGCGACCAAGTTTTTACACCATCGCCAATTTTAAATAATCTTGTGTCAGTTTCTAAGCCCACTTCACCCTGAGCAAGAACTGGATTAGCAGCAGTCCAGTTTGCTGCTGTGTCGTTTCGTAGTTGAATTTGAATTGCCATTAGACAAATACCGCATTTCCGCCCATTATTGGACTAATCCCACCATAAACACTATTGGCTTTTCCCCCATCAAGATTACCATAAGCAGCACCATCATCTCCCTTATCTCCCTTGTCACCCTTTGCACCAGTTGCACCTGTGTTACCGGTGTCACCCTTAATGCCCTGAGGTCCAGTTTCTCCGGTGTCACCTTTTACGCCCTGGATACCCTGAATGCCCTGAGGCCCAGTCGGTCCCGCTGGTCCCTGCGCTCCTGTTTCACCAGCCGGTCCCTGTGGTCCAACGTTTCCAACGGAAACAATAATCAAAAGCACAGCATGGTTATTTGCAAAGTTTGTTGTGCCAGTTCCACCTGATGCGATAAGCGTTACTGGAAATAGATCCCAAGTAGCGTTATAAGTCGGAGTGCCTGAGACTTCCCATTTTTGGTAATTTGCAGAATTAGTTTTATCCTGAATAATTAAGACATCGTGTTGATTAATTAAGTCAAGGAAGATTCCATCATCTTGATTATCTGCGTCAATGCGACTTACTCGAAGTGCAGTGGAGTTTATTTGGGTTGCGTTATTCCAACCAAGATGCTGATTTGCGGGGTCTCCGCTTGTTGTGTTAGTTTTTGCAGTGTAGTGATAGTGAGTTGAGCTATCGCCAGAAGCACCCTGTGGTCCAGTATCTCCAGCATCACCCTTGTCGCCCTTGTCACCCTTGACACCTTGAATGCCTTGGATACCTTGCGCCCCAGTTGCCCCAGCTGCACCAGTTGCCCCAACTAAGCTATCTAGCCATTGTGCTTCCGTACCAACGAATCCATCAATAACAGCAACTTGATAAGCAGAAAAACCATTTTGACCTTGAGCGCCCGTTGCTCCTGTAGCGCCCGTATCCCCTTTTGGTCCAGTATTACCAGTATCGCCTTTGTCACCTTTTGCACCAGGTATTCCTTGCTCGCCCGTTAAACCGCGTTCGCCTTGGATGCCCTGAGAGCCAGTTGCTCCCGTGTCGCCTTTGTCGCCTTTTACTCCTTGGATTCCTTGAGAACCAGTGTCCCCCTTGTCGCCCTTTAAGCCTTGCTCCCCTTGGATACCCTGAGCTCCGGTGTTACCAGTATCGCCTTTATCTCCCTTTAAACCCTGCTCACCCTGAACGCCTTGGATTCCACGCTCACCAGTATCTCCTTTATCGCCCTTATCGCCTTTAGCCCCTTGAGCACCAGCTGGACCTTGAGCGCCATCTTCGCCGGGCTCTCCCTGTGGCCCCTGTGGACCGGCAACTCCATCGGATCCAGAGCTGCCCCCACGACCGCCAGTTTTTTTATCAATGCGCTTAATTTCGCGCTCAACCGTGTCACCCCACTCCTCCGATTGCGGAGGTAAGTTGGAGTCCGGGAAAATAATCATAGTTCTCCTATTCTATCAGGTAAAAGAAAACCCGCCCCGGAACATAAGCTCAACAGGACGGGTTTTCACACACAACAAACAGCGAAGGAGAGAGACGCTGCTCCTTTATTCTAGCACACTCAGGTATATTCTCGTGTAAACAACATCCGAGTGTTTCCCTGCGTATTCCGATACCGAGCTAAGTGTTGTTCTTCGCCCTTCCCTTGGGGCATGAACGTATAAGTCATTCCCAACATAAATCCCATTATGATAACCAACGCTTGAGCCATTACGCTTGAAGGCAACAATGTCTCCAGGCTTTGGATCATCAACAACCCTTCCAGAATGAATCTGGGCAGTCACGGAGTGCTCTAGCTCTATTCCAAACTCAGAATAAAACCACATCACCAGCCCTGAGCAGTCCCAGCCATCTGGCGTAATCCCAGAAAAAACATACCAAGTATTATCGACATGTTTGCTTAGGGATTGGATTCTTGATTGCATTATTTCTGCCCTGAGCTCTGCTTGCTCAGTTTCTTTCATATCGATCAACAAATCAATAAAAGATTGTTGGTCGCTCTCCTGTAATGGTTGTCCTGTTGGGCTTACCGCATTTGCAGTGATTCCACAGGTTGTTAGTGTCATTGTCATAGCAGCGATTGCTAATAGTTTTTTCATAGTGACCTTACCTTTCCTTGCGTTAGTACTAGGGTCATTTTTGAGCTATTCAGTTATCTTAGTAAAAAACCCCCACACAAGCAAGCGCCTATGTGGGGGTCTTTTATTTACTTCTTAGGAACCTGCTCCTGTGGAGACTAGGGTACCTGCTGGAATGAAGAATCCACCGGTTGCGGTGTGGCGGATTCTCATCTGCCAGTCGTCATTCTCGAAGGAACCGTAGTTGTCTGGGACAGCTCCGCCTCCTGCGTAGTTTCCAGCTGCAGCCTTAACACGAAGCTCTGGAGTCTCGTATCCGCGTAGGAATCCAAGCACAACGCTTGGGTTTAGGGTTGCTGATGGGGTTGGGATTAGGAACCAGTAGGCACCTGCACCAGAGTTGATCTTAGTCAACCAGTCGTTTACAACGATGTTGAATGTAGATGCGTTTAGTGGGTTGCCAGTGATGGTTACTGTTGAACCAGCTCCGGTTCCGTTCTGAGTGCGGATTTCCTGAACAGAGAAGATTCTGCGAGCAGTCATCTCAAGTGCGCGTGGGATTACCAATGCGAACTGAGTAACTGGCTGAATGATCTTGCCGTTGTACTGCTGTAGGTTAGCAGCTTCGACAGCCTTCTCTAGGTTCTCTAGGGTTAGTGCACCGTTTCCAGAGAACAAGTTGTTGTTACCTGACTTGAAGTTGGTGGTGTTTAGACCAGAAGAAGTTACAAGCTGCTTGGTAACTTCCTCATCTTCCTTACCGGCAGCCTTCTGAGCTAGCTCGATAGGTAGACGCTCTAGGACTGAGATGTTGTTGTCGTTGACAACAGCTTCCCATGAGAAACGAATTCTCTGTCCAGCCTTCTTGACTGCGAAGTCTGTCTCAGTTACTGAGAAGAATCCAGCAGTTGGGTACTCGTCGAACTCGCCAACGGTAGGTAGAGAACCATCGCGGAACTTGTCGCCCTGGTTGTCTAGTCCCTTGTCTTCGTAGCGAAGGTTTAGGTATTCCTGCTTGCGGAAGTCATCTACAACAATACGAGTTGCGAACTGGTCCCAGACCTTTGGAATCTCCTGGTAGTTCTGGAACAAGATTTTGTTGATAACTGGTGCAAGCTGAACTGGTAGGTCGCTAGTTGCGATACCTTCCTGAAGCTTGATTCTGTCGTTGCGGTCTCCGCGTAGCGCACCTTCGAGAAGTTTCGCCGCCTCAACCTGACGTGATGTGATGTTTTCGGTCATTTTTACCTATTCCTTAGTTCTGTGCCAAGCGAACGACTACGAAACCAGTGATTACCTTGATTACGTGACCGATTAGCTTTGCGCTAGTTGCTGAAACCTGAGCCTCAGGGATGATTCCGGTGGTGCTGTTAGCAACACCATATGCCTTTGCACCCACGGTAAATGTGTCGCCAGACTTAGATGCCATCTGGAATGCACCATCTAGCTTTAGAGTAGCGTACTTGTTGCCGTCTGAACCTGTTACGGCGCTGTTTTCTGCAACTCCAACAATGTCTCCAACCTTAACAACATTGCCTGATACTACTGCAGTGTTGACCGGGAAAACAAGACTGTTTGCATCTTTGTAAATTTCATTAAGAGCCATTTACTTTTTCCTTACTTTCTTGCGCCGGCGATGCGGCTGGTGATTGCAGAAAACTCATCCGCAAAGGATGTAGTTTTTGCTTCGTGAACAGATCCAACAGTCTCTTCAGCTGCTGCTACATCGGCACGAATAGCGTCGGCGTAAGCCTTTTCTTCGGTGATTAGCTCGTCAACTGATTTGGTGTTAGATTCGGACTTTAGTGCCTCTGCTACGCGTGAAAGCGCAACCTTTGGCAGTCCTGACTCGTTGAACTTCTCTGCAACCTCTACTGGGTCGAGGGCATCTGCAACTTCTGCTTCTACTTCTTCAGTTGCTTCTGTCTCGGCAGGGGTAGCTGCCTCTACAAGAACCGAAACCGATTCGCGTAGTGGGCTTAGAGTCTCAACGAAGGTCTCTTTGAGGTCAGCAATAGCTGCATCAAATTCTTCCTTGGTAATAGACATTCCATTTCCTTCCGTATCGGCTTCTGCTACAAATTCTGCAGCTTCGCCTATTCGTTTGTAGCTTTCTAGTAGAGCGACGAATTTTCCGCCAGCTCCGGCTACTGTGACCACATCAACACTTGTGAAGGGGTCTTCAACAAGCGATTCAATGATTGGTCCCTGCCGACCCTCTGCTTCGCCTTCTACAGCGTTGCCTAGAGCGTGGATTGATAACCCAACATCATCTGCCATCTCTTCAATGATTGGCGCGTAATGCGAGTAAAATTCAATTTCTGCGTACAGACCGCTTTCACGGAATACAGCGTCAGAAACAAGTTTGCCTGCAAGCTGGTGAACATCGCGCTCTGGGCGATCTGATGCTTCACTTGCGGATGGGTGGTTCATAAAAACTTTTGTTCCAGCTTTAAAAACTTTTGGACCAAACTCGGCAAGCATTGAAGCGCCGTAATAGCCAGAAGAGCCCCATCCAGATTCGATGACTTTGGCTTCCCAACGCCTTTTTTTGCGCTTGGTCATGCCTGAGGATTCGGAAATTGTGGATAGGGGCAAGTTCTCTTTTAGTTCAATTGCCATATGACTCCAATAAGTAATTACCTAAAAGTTATTCTACCACATGGGTGATTCGAAAACTTTTAGAGATTATTATCGCGGAGCTCGTTGTCGCCATCTGCAAGTGCGCCGACTGCACCAGAGTTACCTTGCGATGGTGTCACACCATTTGCAGGTGCATCGTTGGTTGTGCTTGCTGCGTACTCAACGTTGTTTGGCATCATTACGCCACGAGGCGGAGTGACCTGAACTGGCACAATATCAAGGATGTCAAGGATTGCCATACGGAACTCATCAGCTTCCAAGATTCCAGATTCCCAAGCCATCGAAAGCGCCTGAACCATACGGTGTGTAGGCTCGGTTTCGATTGAAGGCCAAGTAATTTCCATCTCGTTTGGAGCACCCAAGTAGCGCAAAATCCGCTTCATTAGTGAGGCCCAAGATCTTTGACGGACTTCCATAGCCTTCTGGGTCGGGGTGTCAAGAGTCTGTGCAGTGCTGTAAGAACCAGAGGTTCCTGGGTCTGCAAGAAGTGCAACAACCGAAACTTCCAAACCAGAAGCAATCATAGAAGCTAGGGACTTACCGCTTTCGAAGTCGTATCCAGCTCCAGCCTTAGGCATTGGGATTAGGTCAACATCGCTACCCATAGCAGCGGTTGCACCAACTCGGTTAGCCTGACCATCTGGTACTGCGATCTTGGCTGCAGCGTTTGAGATTCCGCTGCGACCCTTTGAAGAAAGCTTGTAGGCAAACTGTGCCAAAGCTTTAGTCATGATTGCACCGTTCTCTAGGAACTCACGGTACAGTCTGGCCCAAGCAATTACAGATAGCGCGTCAGGAACTCCAAATGTCCAACCAACCTGACGGTTGAAGGAATGGTAAAACATTGTGTAGCCGGTCTCGGCGATCTCGTTAATTCCAGCAGAGTTCTGAACGTTAGTTGCACGACGGCGGTTTGAAGGATAGCTGTCTGTGTAGTACCAGCGAATAATCTCTTTGGTAATCGGACCGTTCTTGCGGTCCCAAGTTCTGCGGAAAGCCCAAACAATTTCGTTGTTGTCAGGGTCGGTCATTACTCCGCTGATCTCAGATAGTGGGATGCGAGTGAACTGTGTATCACTGTCACGACCAAGCAGGAAGACGTTGCCGTCTGTGTAAGCTGCCATCTCTAGCTCTTCGTAAGCCTCAGATGAGAAGATAAAACGCTCGTTTTGTGTGCTAAACATCTTGTTGCGAACTCTGGAATTGACTCTAGGGAAGTTAACTCCACGGCTCCACACGTAAGATGAGCGTAACTTTGCGCCTCGTTTTATTAGTGGATTGCCAATTGCAAGCTCTCGAAGCTGCAGTGAAGCGCGTTTTAGATCCTCAAGAAGGATTCCGCCCTTTTGTGAATCATAAAGAGGATTCCAACCTTGGTTGTCTAGCATCATAGAAAGATTAGCTAAACTCTCAGAAAGTTCGAAATTTTCGGTTTCAAGTCGCTTAAATTGCTCATTAAGAGCAGAAATGTCTAGATTATCTTCCATAAAGTTATTCTATCATGCTTTATAGCGGCATTCCGCGTCTATCGCCCATCTCAAGCATGGCCCATGGGTCAAGATTAAAGATAGTTCCCTGCTCATAATCGGCATAAGGATTGTCAACAATCGCGCTAATCTCTCCGCAGGCGTAGACTGCAGCATCCAAATTGTCAGGGGATTTCATTCCGCGAGAGCGCATGTCATCCTTGGATTCAATCTGGATTCCACCTTTGGGGGAGAACTTAAACTTAATCATCAGCATTTCATCTAGTAGCTTCTGGTCATCAAAGTCAATGTCCAGTACGCCCTGCTGCATCTTTTCTCGCATCTGGTCGTAATACAAAGCACGAGCGTTTAGCCAGCGCAAAGTATCTGGGGATTTACCAGAACCAATCATTGAGATTACCCTGTAGCTCTTGCGGTCGTAGCTTGAGTCGTTCATCAGGATGTCAATCACACCGGCACCGATTCCCGAGCCGTCAATACGCACTTCGGTAGCCGCGTTGTCAATTGCAGCCCTGTGGATTCGCCCAGCGGTTTCGGTCAAAGTCACTTTGTTCCAAGTTGAGTGCAAGCGGAGTCTGCCACCACGGTTGATGTAAATGCTGTTGTAGTCATCACCCATGCGAGCAACGTCAACGCCCATTACGCAAGGGATGTCCATGTTCTCTGGCAGGTCGCAATCCACAGCTTTGTCAATTGCGGTTTGAGTAAAGAACATTGAGTCGGACTCTTCTGGAAACTCAGCGAGAATCTTGCTCTTGAATCTGGAGCTTTCCTCTCCCCACTGGGTCTTCATGTCCTCAACCCAGTTTGGCTGTGGCAAAAGCTCACCAAGTTTTTTAGACACTGGCTCACCGGTAAAGTTTGGGGTGTCCATCGCGGAGATCGTCATCTGATTCCAGGTCTGGTCATTGCGCTTAAAGATTTTCCCAAATGCGCTCTGGTAATCATCAGGGTTAGCAATTGCAAGGATGCGACAGTTCTCAGCGGTGGTGTTAACTTCTGCTGCGGTAAAGATCATCTCCGGGCAACCAACTGCCTCGTCAATTAAAAACAAAACACCATCAGGTCGGTGCAAACCTTGGAACGCGCTCATGTCCATGTCGGCAGGTCTTCGCCCAAAGGCAACCTGCTTTTCAATTACGCGCTTGTTTCCCTTTTCGTCATAACCTTCGACCGGGACTTTCCATTCGTCACCTTGGGTAATCTTGCCGGGCAAGTTGTGCTCCACGTAGTGCTTGCGGATTTCTTCCCAAAGAATCTTATTTACCTGTGCGTAGGTCGGGGCGGTTGACACAACTAGCGAGTTCGGTCCACGGGTTGCAACCCACCAGCAAGCGGCGATTCCCATTGTGTAGCTCTTGCCAGTTGAGTGGGCGCTTTTTACTGCGGTGCGTTTGTTGGCAGCAAGTGAGCGCAGCATTTCCTTTTGCTTGGAGTACAGCTCAGCGCCGAGAACTTCTTCTGCCCAAAGCACTGGGTCATCATAGTAAAGTTCTTGTTTAGATTTTGTCTGCAGGTCTTTTACAACGCTGTCGATTACGTCATCAATCATCGTCGTCATCTTCCTCAGTACGCCTGAATCCAATGTGCAGTTCAGGCTCGATAAAGTCAGGCGCTAATTCATTTCTAGAGGTATCCATGATTGCCAAATCGCCTTGCTTGGGGTAAGAGCACTTGTGCTGTTCACGCCACTGGTTTAGCAACTTCAGCTCGTCATTACGCTCGGCACTGAAAGATGCCCCGCAACTGCAGGTTTCGCTTATCGACATTACTTCTCCGCAGCTAGGTCGTACTTTGCTTTAATCAAACCTTCTTGTGCAATCGAATCCAGCTCCCCGCGAGACACCTCGGGGTAGAGCTTCATCAACTCAGTCTTCATGTAATTCAACGCAATGTCAAACGCCCGGCCCATCACCTTAGCTTGGTGTTCGGTTACCTTCACGATGTCGACATCCAACTGCTTTTGTTCAGAATCTAACCTTTGGGCGATTGTCTGTAGCGTCTGCAACAACAGGCGTGCTGATTGCGGGTCTTTCATCTCCAGCGCGTTCTGGCGCATTGACTCTTTGAGTTCGTTTAGTTCTCGAAGCAAAAGCTGACGGCGCTCAAACTCGGTCCAGATGTCGCGCGACTGCAGAATCTTCTTGATGTGCATTACAGCCTGCGCTGCCGGAATCCCAGTTTGTCTTTCGATCTCATCTGCTGAGGCACCGTTAGCTGCTAGGCGTAGCAGAATCTCATCTAGTGCTGCTACTTCTTTACCCATTTAGTTTGTCAATCTTTTCTTCGATCTCATCAAGGCGCTTCATCAGAATCTGGTACAGGCTGTCAATCATTAACTGAGGCGTTGGCAGTTCGGTTTCCTCTGCAGGTTCTTCTTCGGGCACAGGGTCGGTGAGTGATCTGCTTGATGCTGGTTTGGTCAAAAATTGTGTGGCGAAATTTTTTGAGTCTGCCATTTTTAGCTCGCCTCTTTTTGTCTGAATTCTTTTAGTGCAAAGATTGCGTTGTCGAGGATGGTCCAGACTTCATCGTCTGCTTTCGACTCGAAATAAAATGTTGCGTTGTTGACTCTGCAGATGTAGACATTTATGCCATCCCGGTCTACTCCATCAAAAAGTCGGATGTCAAAAATCAAGGGATCGCTCCCCCACATTTTGACAATGAACTTCATGTTTCTTATTATAAGGGGGGTGGTCCTAAATGGCTGATTTTGGCGATTGAACTCATACGGTTCCTAGACTCGTTACGAGCTAAAAAATTACCAATAAAGTGATTTCTTTGGTTGGGTGTGCCAAAAGGGCGAGAGGCTAGGGGTTGCGCTCTCGCCCTCTGGCGGTCTGGGGCTAGATTAGGGCGGTCAGCAATTCCCTCAAGTCGGTTGCTTTGCCTATCCAATACAAGGGGCGGTCTGTTTTGGCGTAGTCCAAGATAGCAACCATTAGGCGAGCCCATGCCCTTACTCGGCTGGTGTCGTTGGTTCCCTCGTGTTGCCTAAACTCAATCGTTGGCACGCCTGTCCCGTTGTTTAGGTAGTTGAAATAGGGGTTCACATTGACGGCCCAATATTTGCGCCCGTCTGGGTTGTGTCCCAATCGTGTGGCGTCCTCGTGTTCGGTTGGGTTGTTCTGGGCGTAGTAGACACCAGAGCGCCCTGCCAGCGTGTTCATTGTGTCTTGGCTTAGGCGGTAAATGGTGAGGACTCGTGCGACCTGTAAGGGGGTCAAGTCCCCTGCCCAGACATGAACATGAAGCCCGCAACTTTCGTTGATGTCGCAATTCTCCAAGCCATAGCGGGTGAGTATGTCTAAGGCTTCGGGGTGTGTGGTGTCTAGTCCTCCAATTGAGGTTAGCTCCTGATACTGTCCCATACACTCCGAGTTCCCGCAATCGTGCTCTGGCTCTCCGTCGTTGTTGTCCTCGCAATTGTCGCAATTACAATCATGGTAGACACAAGAACGGCAATCACAATCACATTCTTGGTTGCCTCCCGTAACGCTTCCGTCCTGTTTACAATCTATAACTCTCCCCTCGGCGTGGCTTAGTCGGTTGGCGATTATGTCGGCGTCGGGGGTTTCAATCTCGAAGCCCCAAGTCCTTTTCAGGGTTTGCGGTGTTGCGCTTTCTAGCTCCCTTGCGTAATCGGCGAACTGTTGCGCGGTTGCTTCTGCCTGTTCGCGGGTGCTGTTGTAAGCGGTCATCTTTTTAGCTCTCTCTCTCTTGGTGTGTCGGGGCTTTTGCCTTGGTTCTATTCAACACCATTAGACATAGCCTTGTCAAGTCTTGGCACCTTTTTTCCTCGGCGTGTCGTTCCAAACTTTTCGGGCTTTTTTTGTAGGTTTCCGCAATTACCTCGCTAGGGGGGTTTTCAGGGGTCGGGCATAGTGTCGGGCGGTTTCGGGGGTCTGTGGCTTCTGTGGGCGTTCTGTGGCGTTCTGGAGGGTCTGCCCTTTTGGGCGGTTTTGGTCGGGTCGGGGTCGGGGAATCTGTCGGGGTCGGGCAGGGGTCGAACACTTGTTCGATTTTCGATCTGCGATTTTAGGCTGCTTTAGTCGAACAAATGTCCTAACAGCTAACTCTCAGGAATCTCTCAGGAATCTCTCAGGGTTTGAGCTGCCTAATCGTTCTCAGGAAACTCTCAGGAAACTCTCAGCGTTATTCTGCCCCTGCGTGGGTGCCAGCGTTCGCCCGAATTCCCAAATGCGTGTGGGTGCCAGCGCCAGCGCAAATTCCCAAATCGATCGAGCGAGTGCCCGAGCGCTCGCAAATTCCCAAATGCCAAACTTGTGCCTAGCGAGCGCAAATTCCCAAATAGACAAATAGACTTGACAACTGATGGTCGGTGGGGTAGCTTGGTATTTACGGCTTCAGTTCCGAGTCGGGCACAGAGCACTCATACCTCTCTCTTGGGCGCAAGAATACCGATTCGGAACTGAGGCTTTTTCCGGTGTGTCGCTTACTTGACATAACTTTATTTATCCAATAGACTTTATATATAACAACTCAACATAGAAAAAAGAAAGAGAGCGTGATAGTTATGTGTTCAATCGCAGGCTTTTCATTATCAACAAATTCAAGAATTCAACCTCGCAAGTTAGCTAAGGCTTTATTGCGTGAGATGGATGTAAGAGGCAATCAGGCTTCTGGTTATGCGTGGCAGTCTAGCACTGGCTCGGGTATCTACAAGCGTGATGTAGCTGGCGCACAGCTATCTATGAAGCCAATGTCCCGAGGCAGTCGTGTAGCAGTTCTACACACTCGCTACGCTACACACGGCTCTACAACTGACAATGCCAACAATCACCCAGTTCTATCGCCAGACCGTTCTGTTGCGTTAGTTCACAACGGCGTTATCTACAATCACCAAACCGTTCGTGGCGAGATTCCACACACCTTGCCAGAAGTAGATTCCAGCGTTATCCCAGCGTTGCTTCAGGAGTTCCAGCGCAATACCGACAGCTTCGACAAGCTAGACGGCGACGCTTCTGTTGCGTGGCTAGATGACAACGACCGGCTTACACTCAAGGTTGCTCGCATTAGCTATTCACCGCTAGTTATCGCTATGCTCGCTGACGGTTCGTTCGTATTTGCTTCGACCGAGGCTATGTTGCTTACAGCCCTAGACAATGCCAAGCTAGATGCCATCTACCTAGAAACCATCTCAGAGCGCACACTTCTGACGATCGAGAACGGTGCCCTAGTCAATGTAGAAACCCTGCCAGATATTGACCCTAAGTATGTAGAGAAGTTCTCAGGCGGATACGGTGGCTGGCGTTCTATGACCTCTGGAGGGCACTCAGTCCCAAGCAACAATGACCCAGCGTTATTTTTGCCAAACGACTACTATGCCGAGGTTCTTGACGGCTACTATGGCGAGGACTTAGACAGCTTCTACTGGGATGAGTCAATGCCCAAGCCAGCCGGTCAAGGACTTCAGGAGCCAGAGTATTACGGCTATCCAAAAGTGGTAGATTACTGGGCAAATGAGTTCGGGGAATACTTCGACAACTCAGGAATGTTTATGGGTTCAGTCGAGGACTTTGTAGAGATGGGCTACCTATCGAACAAACAATTAGACCAGTTCGCTATGTCGTGGTGTAAGCTTCACCTCGATAAATAAAAAAACTGGCTCTCTCTGTATTATTACTATATATATTATAATAATATATAATATATATAAATACTATGTAGTAGAAACCACCCCCATCTGGGTCAAATACGCACCAAACTGAACCATATTTGACCCAAAACCCCCAAAAACCCCAAAAATAAATTCCGACACACCCAACAATTTTACAAAACCGCAACATTTTTTCACACAATTGGTATACAATCAAAATAACATTTCAACAAAAAGGAGAACAACAAATGGAAATTTGGGAACCAAAAGACCTAATTGACCAAGAAGCAATAGACACACTAACCGACGAGCAGGTAGACCAAATACTTGCTATTCTGAAAAACATCTAACAAAGGAGAAAACCCATATGGGACTAGATATGTATCTATACGCAAAAACCTACACATCCAACAATGACTATTACAAAAAGAACCCAGAAGTGTTTGACGAGATTTTAGAAACCCTCGAACTAACACCAGACCAGCTCGATTCCGAAATGCTAAATATGACGATCAGCATTCCGGTTATCTACTGGCGCAAGCAAAATGGTATTCACGACTGGTTCGTTCGCAACGCCCAAAATGGCGAGGACAACTGTAAAGAATATTGGGTATCCAGAGAACAGCTACAAGAGCTGGCAGACACCTGCCTAAAGGTTCTCGACAATAGCCAGCTAGCACACGAACTACTGCCCACAACCGACGGCTTCTTCTTCGGTTCGACTCAGTATGACGATTGGTATTTTGATGGACTCAAGAAAACCCAGTCCAGAATTACCAATTACCTGCGCTCACCGCAATTCAACAACTACGACTTTTACTATCAGTCGAGCTGGTAATACAACAAAGGAGAAAAATGAGAAAGCTAAAGATTGTCGCCAGCGTAGCTATGTTTGTAGCTCTGTTTGACGCAACCGTAAACCAGATTCTGTTCTGGACTACAACTGAATACCACACACAGGCGATTGCCACCCGAATTGGGAACGGAGCCCTGCTTGCGCTCGCAAGCTTGATTCTGCTCACGACCATCTGGAATTACCAACTAATCAAAAAGGAGAACGCATAATGACTTCAGATGAATACGAATCAGTAATCAACGACATCCTCGACTCAATCGCAGAAATGCGGTCGACCGGCGAGTATGACGAGGACACGCTAGAAACCCTAGAGTGGAGAATCTCAAAGCCAAAGGAGAACGCATAATGCTACAACACCATTTCGTAGTTGTCGTCGAGGATGGCAAGTTCTTTATTGACCACGAGGTTTCAATCAACTTTGATGAGGGTTCAGTATGGGACACCGAAACTGAAACTTGGGAAGATTCTTACGACCACCCAAGCGAGTATGAAGAAGCAAATGAACTACTACAAGACCAACTAATGAAAGGAAACGCATAATGAACACGATTCACATTTGCGCTGACTGCGACACAATACTCACAACAGAAAATACCCAACAGTATGAAGGGTTCGACGCTGGAGGCTTTATTGTCGGCAGACCTTTCGGGGTCAAGAAAAGCTGGTTCCTAAAATGCGACCGGTGCTTTGACCAAGCAATTGACAACCACCTCGAAAACCAATACGGTTAGACATAACACAATAACAAAGGAGAAAGTAATGAACGACAACGACATTATTGAAGGAGTGCTTCAGAGAGTCGGGCAGACCCTAAATGCCCAACTAACTATCACTTGGAACACCAAACAGACGCTAGGGCAGTTCCTAGAGATTATCAAAGACAACGATAACGATTACAGCTTTGAGAGTTTTATGGAGTATGTAATGGCTAACTCGGTCGAGGAGCTTATGCTATCGATTCAGTCAGAGGGGCCATCCTTGCTCGAGGAGAACTTCTCGATTACTGATTCAGAAGGGACACCGATTTACTAATGACTGTAAGAGATGACTACGACCTAAATGTATGGTCGCAAGATGATAAGTCCTTGACCTTGACCGCTTACGAGCAGGCTTATGACCCTACTTCAAGAACGGTTCAGACCAACACAAGCAAGTATTACTCAATCACTTTCGATTTGGCGACCCAGCCCAGCTTGGTGGCTTACTTGATCGAGGGGGATGACCCAGAAGCCGTAATCAAAACCGGACTCACCGACTACGACAACTGGATAGGGTTTGATTTCCTAACCCGAGATGAAACACGCCAGCTACTTCTTGAGTGGCTTGGTAATTTACCTGAATATGAAATGGAGAATGTCTAATGCCAAATTGGTGCGACAACGAGATAGTAATCAAGGGCTCACCAGAAGTCCTTACCGAGATTGACAACATCATCAGCGAAAACGAAAACGGTTTCCAGATGAACGACTTTGTGCCACTACCAGAGCACTTGAGGGATACCACCTCATCTGGCGGTAGCGACAAGTTCACAAGCGCTCTAGCTGGCAACACAAGTATCGAATACGACAACTGGTATGACTGGTCGTTAGCTAACTGGGGAACCAAGTGGGATGTTTCTGACGCTTACAGAAGTAATGATGTTGGTCAGATTCTCTTGAGCTACCAGACAGCTTGGGCACCGAACATCAACTTCTGGGCCCAATTCACCGAGAAGTATCCGGTCGAGGTTGAACACCGCTACTACGAGGAAGGCGTTTGCTTTATCGGAGAAGCAACAATCAAAGATGGGGAGATTGATGACTACTGTGTAGAAATTGACGAAACCATCTATAAGCAAGCAGGAGTCATCCTACAAGAGGATGGCACAATCGATTGGGAATCTGGTCAGGACTACAGCTTGGCTGACGCATTCCCACTAAGGAGAAACTAATGAATGAGAACCCAGCATTTTATGTAAACAAGCCCAATGAGATGAGCTTGATGTATAACTACGGTTGGTATGCCGTATTCACAATGGGCAAGCTTTTGATTATTGACCGGCGTGAGGAGCACTTCGGAGAGCTTTACACAAACACCGAAGAGCTAACTGAGAAAGGTCGCATTACAACAGACAAGCAACTTTATGAACTGCTTGCTGATGGAATGATTGTCCAGATAAAGTCCCCATCTTTCGTAATCTGGGAGATTGGTCAAGAGAAAGCGTTTCCTGAGAGATACTTCTCGGTCAAATACGCTTGCCAAAGGGCACACGCATTGGCAGTAAGCGAACCACTAAAGACAACAAAGGAGAAGATAAATGTCTAGCATTTCAATTCAGGGACTTGTGGCTACAACGCCACGACACCTCATTACCACCGAGGGACTGCCTATCACTAGCTTCAGGCTGGCTGAGTATGACCCAAGTGGCAAGAAAGAAACGACCAACTGGTTTACCATTACGGCGTTCAAGACACTAGGAATCAACACAGCGGCATCAATCAACAAGGGCGACCGAGTGGTTGTTGTTGGTGAACTGAACATCCGTGATTGGGACAATGGTGAACGCTCCGGCACTTCAGTCGAAGTAGAAGCCACAACAATTGGACACGACTTGAGCTTTGGCGTAAGCACATTCTCAAGAGAACAAATCACACCACAGCACAGTTGTAATTGCGACAAGTGCGACAAAAGGAAGGTATAACTATGAGAAGAGTAATGGCAAATAAAACACTAATCAAGATCGAGGGACAGGATAATAATGTCGCCGAGGTAATTGACACACTAATCAATAAAAAGTCTGAGTTTATGAACTCCCAAGCCCAGCAGTATGTAGGTGCCGAGCTTTACGGCTTGACCGACAACCCACGCTGGTTTGGAGCTGACTTGTTTATTGAAGGTGTCAAGCTAGACAACATCAAGCTGGATGGCTTCCGCAAGGAGTTCCCTAATGTAAACGCTGAGGTGGCTGAGTAATGACAAAGCTCACACCACAGGCTAAATCTAGCCTGAGCGCTCTACAGGAGAAGCACCTTGCTTACACGATTGCCAAAACCACAATCGAGTCCGAGCTAAAGCGTGAGTCAAACAATCGCCTTGCTTCAATCAAGCACGAGCGAGATATGGCTCTACGCCTAGCTTCAGATTCAGGTGTGCCAAAAACCCAATTGGGTAAGGCAATCGGAACCAGCAACTACCGAACGGTTCAGGAGATTCTTGCTGAAACTGAAGCGGTAATGAGAGCTGGCTCTACAGCAAAGCCTGACAACAGCAACACAGGTAAAGCTGAAACCGGTGGCGTTCTAGTCGAGCGAGATCCCGACAACGACGGCGTTTATAGAGTATCCATTTCCAACTTCGGAGAAAACTCTCTGAGTGGTGCTGCTTACTTCGTAATCTCGATTGATGGAGAACTTGAGTTCCTCCACGGCGAGGCTTTCGTAATACCACAGCTATACAGGGCCGGCTACGAGGACTTCGTAATCGACCAGCTAAACAATCTATAAGGAGAAAATAATGGATGATTACAGCGATGGCATAGACCCAGTTGACTATGACGAACTTGAAACTGAATGTAATGACACAGCGTATCAAGCTGGTCAAGCAACTGGCGATAAAGACATCACCATTGGCATAAACCCTAATGGTCGCTGGGACTACGAGATTTGGGTAGACGGCGGTCGCTTCGGAGAAACAGCTCAGTATTTTTCTGGCTTTGAAGAAGTCCGAGAAGCCATCAAGGAAAAATACCCAACTGCTGACTGGGAGGACTTGGGGTGGTAGATTCCGCTCTAGTTCCCTACCCTTATCAACAGCGAGACATTGAGAAGTTAGTTTCAAATGATGGCACCGGAGTTATCGCTACCCAAGTTGGTGGCGGTAAGACTCTGGTTGCTATCGAAGTTGGTAAGCAACTAGGGACAGGAACTAATTTAGTGATTGCCCCAAAGGGAACTCACAAGCGAGCGTGGGAGAAAACAATTCTTCGCCAGATTCCAGAAGCTTCTGTTAGATACATCAATAGCAAGAAAGCTGGCGAGGAAGCGTTTATCGATTTACAAAAGATGGTATCAGGTTGGTATCTGATTAGTCCTGAGTATTTCCGTAAGATTCATTGGGCTAACATTGTGCCTGACCTAGCGGTGTTTGATGAGATTCACAGGGCTTCAAACCGCAAGTCCAACACCGCCAGAATGCTTCACACGCTAAAGGCGAGGCGCAGGATAGGGATGTCGGGCACGATCGCTGGCAACCGCATAGAGGGCTTCTGGTCAGTAATCAGATGGATATATCCAGATGTTGCTGGCAGGTCTTTCTGGGCGTGGGCTAACACCTACTGCGAAGTCATCCAAGACTACTGGGCTGGCAAAGTTATCACCACCGAGAAAAGACCCGGAGCGATTACTGCGAGCTTGCCTTGCTACATCAGGCATCTCAAGCGCGAGAACTGTTGCGACTTTCACCCAGAAGGTATGGACTCAGATTTGCCAAGTGTAGTTATCAAGGAGCGAAGCGTTGAACTGAACGCAGAGCAAAAGCGAATCTACAAGAAGATGGAGAAGGACTTATTTGTGTGGCTTGGCGAGAACCCATTGGTAGCAGAAGTGCCAGTTGCGACTCGAACTAGGCTCAGGCAAATAACTCTAGGAACCCCAACTGTCTCAGACACCGGTGAGGTTTACTTTGCGCCTGATTGTAAGTCCAGCAAACTTGATGAGCTATTCTCAATCATCAGCGACCATCCACAAGGCGAAGCTATGTTGTTATTGACCCATAGCCAGAAGTTCGCTAGGGTGGTTGTTGACAGACTACGCAAAGCTGGTCATACAGCATTCGAGTGGTCCGGTCAAGCTACTCAAGCCGATAGAGATGTCGCACTTGAGCAGTTCATAGCAGGAGGTATTCAGTTTATTGTCGGAGTAATTGCGGCAATTGGAGAAGGCACAGATGGATTACAGGAGCGTTGCTCAGTTATGGTTTGGCTATCGAAAGATGATAACCGAATGCTGAACGAGCAAGCTATGGGCCGTCTTGATCGTCAAGGTCAGAAGCGAGCAGTTATCTCATACGAGATTATCGCCGAGGATACTTACGACTCAGGTCAGCTATCCAACCTTGTGCTAAAGCAAATCGAAATGAACAAAAGCCTACGGGCAAAGGAGGAAACAAATGAGTGATTTACAAGATGTTATCGCAAAGACATCAATCAAAGCTTTCAACGAAGGTATCTCAAGAGAGCGTGATTTGATTTTGAAATTTTTGTCAGACACAAAACAAGAAACAAAATGCGAGTGCGAGAATTGCCAATCTTGGAAAAACGCATTCGATTGGTTGGCTTCAGAAATAAAGGCTGCCTCTAATGACAAGCGCCTGTAGTGCCCAAGAGTGTGAGCGCCCCACTCACGCTAGAGGTATGTGTAATTTCCATTATGTCCAATTCAAAAAGACCATAGCACCAGAGTGCTCTGCGGAAAATTGCCAAAAGCCTAGTCGAGCTAGGGGTATGTGCCACAAGCACTACGATCAAGAGCTTAGGGCTGAAGCTAAAGATGACATTGACTACGAAGACTTCTGGGAATTTGTAAAGTTCAGACTAAAGATAGGAGAATCAAATTGGCAACCGAGTCAAAGATAGATTTTTTGGAAAACTACGTCGAGTGGGCTAATGAGCGCAAGCTGTTTCCCCCGACACACTCACCAACCGAATACGCAGAACACTTGCGAAATATGCGAAACTCTGAGATAATCGAAAAGGCCCTAGAAATGATCGGCACTTACGAGCTATCTGAAACCGGTTGGCCCAGAGAGATGATCGAAAAGATGGCGAAGATTCTAAGAGATGAAGCGTAATGAGGTTGTCGGATTTGAACAGTCAAAACGCTACAAGAACCCCGAGCGACAGGAAACCCAAATGACTTACCAGCTACAAGAAGACTCAGAGGTAAAAATCCCAAAACAGCAAGAGGCAAGAATCAACCCTGATTCCGTGCCTGTTCTTGCTACAGCAGTTGCTCTTGTCGGATTGCTGATGATTACTTCTTTTATTGTTTCCTTCAGCGGTCTTTACGACGCTTCAGAATGGACCGGACTGCCACAGTATTTTAGATGGCTACCGGCTTTGTTTATTGATGCCGCAATCTTGGCATACACAATCGCACTTATCGTATTTAAGGCTCGTGGAGAGTCAGTTTGGAGAACCGTTCTTGGACTCGTGGGCTTTGCATCTATCTCTGTTATTGCTAATGTTTCTCACACTCTTTCCTATTGGGATGGCGCTCTACTCGATTACAGGGCCTGGGTTGGGGTGGCTATTACTGCTTCTGCCCCTGTTGCCGTTCTATTGGCTGCTGAAGAAATAGCACGACTAGCGTTTGCGAAAAAAATCAAATGATAGAAATGATAATTATTGTATCTGTGTTGATCACCATCTTTTTTATCTCAATGGGTCTAACAGCCCTTTATGCAGCTTTCATGATTGAAAGGGAATTGGACCAATTCGATGAGGAAAATTAAATGGCAGCAAAAGAATCTTCTGAGCCGATTTACTTCGGGATTAAAAAACAGGCCGTTGGATTCTACAACAAGCTACGGGACGCGCAAGAGGAGTTTCAAGATTGGAACTGTCGAAATAACTCTTATTACTACGTGGACTACGACGGATACGAACCAGAAGACCAAGAGCGTAATGGTAGCCCTACACCACTAACAATTGACGAGTGCGAAGCGCTTTGTGCCGGATGCCCTTTGCTAAAACTTTGCTATGACTTTGCTGTTGCAAATGATGAGGGGCACGGTATCTGGGGCGGTATTGACTTTGGCGCTATGCAAGATGAGGATAAGTTATTTTGAGTGAGGAAATAGAATTCGATTGGGACATGAAAGTCGAGCTACTTGAGATCGAGCTTGAAGCCCTCAGAAAAGAAATAGAAAGAATCGCCGAGAAATTTGACAGGTTTGACAAATATATAAAAGGGCTATAAAGTTCTCTTGAAAGGAGAAAAATGATTACTAACACACGTGTGCAGGAGATTGCATTATCCCTGCTCAAACAACAGTCCGAGCGTGACGCTCAGAAGAAGATCGGTGCGTCAGATTTTTCTGACCCATGCTCTTACCACTTAGCTAAAAAGCTACTCGGCGAACAAGAAGGCCCAGTTAAGTATTGGCTAGGCGCAAAAGTTGGAACTGCCATGCACTCTTTGTTAGAAGATGCAATTGAAAAGGCTGACCTGACTGACCTTCCGGAGCTTGAGGGTGCTGAAGTCGAGAAGAAGATTCACCTTGGCCAACTGCCGGGCTACGGCGAAATAAAAAGCAAGCCTGACTTTGCTTTGGTAAAAGACAAGCACTTGATTGACTGGAAGACCAGCACAAGAGACAAGACCAAGAAAATGCAGCGCACTCTTTTTGAAGAGAAGGCTGACCCAGCCGTGCTTTATACAATTCAGAAGTATTACACCCAACTACAGATTTACGCTTGGGGACTGAACAAAGCTGGCATTGAGATTGACGCTTGCTCAATGGTCTTTATAAACCGAGATGGCACAACTGACAGCGATGTTTGGAGCTATACCTTTGACTACTCAGAAGAGTACGCAGTAAGCACTTGGAAGCGCCTAGAGGACATCTGGGCAGGCTTGCAGGCAGACCCAAGTCCAGAACAATTTGACCGACACCCCGAGTGTTTCAAGTGTAAAGTGACGGACCCAGCATTATGATAGTATCTCTAACACACAACAGAAAGGAGAAGCATGGCTAACCCAGAGCTTCCCGCACTGCCCTTCCAGCAGTTTATTAAAAAGGCAGAGCAACTAAATGCACCTAAGTCAATCCTGATTTATGGTGATCCAAAGAACGGCAAGACATGGCTAGCTGCTTCAGCAAGTGAAGTTGCAGAGCTAGGTCCGGTCCTTCTAATCGACATCGAGGGCGGAGCTTCCGCAATCGCTCGTGATTGGAGAAACGTTGATGTAATCAGCGTGGACACATACGAGCAACTCGAGAAGGTAGTTGAGTCTCTCACTGAGACAAAGCACCAATACAAGACCGTGATTCTTGACACACTTGGTGTCGCTATGGATCGTGCCGAAAAGTTCTTTGCTGAAAAGCCAGAGAACAAGAACAACCGTTTTGGCAAGTGGGGTGACTTGAAGGAGTGGACTAACCAGTTGACTCGCAAGTTGCACGCTGCCCCATTCTTGACAATCCTGATTGCTCACGCTCAGGATGAGAAAGACGAGCAGACAGGAGCTATAAAGATTCTTCCTATGCTCCCCGGCTCGGCAAAAAACACCCTGCCAGCAATCCCAGACATCATTGGATATCTGACTGCTGAAAAGGGTGAAGAAGGTATCAGGAGAGTCCTTTACCTTCAGTCATCAGATCGATTGGTATCGGGAAACCGATTCGGCTTACCGCCTAAACTTTATGAACCAAGCATGAAGAAGATAATCGACACAATCAAGAAACTAGGAGAAAAGTAACATGCAAATCTCAGTACCGGATAATCTGCCACAAAGCAGTAACACCAACAGCTACGAGCCGGTTCCTGCCGGTAAGTACGAGACAACTATTTTCGACGTTCAGGCTGAGACTGTAAAGTCCGGTCCTAACGAAGGAAAGCCACGCTGGAAAGTTCAGCTAAAGATTGCAGAAGGGCAGTTTGAGAACCGCCGTCTGTTTGTTCTGATTCCACTTTACGTAGCCGGAGATTTCTGGAAGACACAGAGCTTCTTTGAGTCCGTAGGATACTCTGTAAAGGGAAACTTTAATGTTCCAGAGATTGCTGAGCTTCTAGGTAAGCCAGTTGTTGCTAGAGTAGTAATCCGTGAAGCACAGGGCGACTACCCAGCAGATAACAATGTTTCTGGATTCGAGAAGGCATCGCAGAAGTCGGGAGCCGACCTTCTCGCCTCAATGGGCGCAACTCCAACCGACTCCGCCTGGGCATAGTCCAGCGGTAAATGACCTGAGCACGTCTATGTAAACTGCTCACCTGCCACTAACGGTTTATCACAGCTTCTTCTCCTTTCACTGTGATGGTAAGTTCGATTCTTACGGTGGTACGAAACGGAGAAGAAGAAAGGTACCAATTGGATTCAAGAATATTTTTCGAGTCGGTGTTTGGAGACGGCACTGGCTTTGCGACCATAGTAACTATGGATCAGCGAAAGAATCCGACTGTCCAAAAGTTTTTTGATTACCCTACACAACTTGATTCAATGGTTGAATATGTAGAAAGATTTATCGAAGAAGATGTTTACTTCTCTCCAATCTTGTTCCACGAAGAGCGCAGAATCCGTGAGAATGCAAAAGAAGTTTCTGTAGTCTACGCAGACGCAGACGCTTGCCCACCTGAGAAGTTTATTGTCAGACCTTCTATCTCGGTCCAGACTTCACCTGACCGCTGGCACTGCTACTGGATGCTTGAGAAGCCTTACGAGCCTCACGTAATCGCAACTATGTCTAAGAAGGTTGCCTACCGACACAGAGAAGATGGCTGCGACCTATCTGGCTGGAATCCAACCAAGCTACTTCGTGTGCCCGGAACTCGCAACGGCAAATACGAAAATCAGTCTTACTCGGTAATCGGAAGCACCTCTGGCGAAATTTATACACTTGCAGAGATTGAGCAAGTCTACGGTGGCACAGAGATTGAACCAATCACCGAAGTAAGTCTTGAGCCAATGCCGGTTGCATCTGCGGATGTTATGGCAGTGCTGGCTAAGGTCCCTGGAAACTCAGAAGTTATCGGCTTGTATCTTGAAGAGCCACCAATGAATGCAGACTGGTCACGCAGGCTTTGGAAGTTAGAGATGGAATTGTTCCGTCTAAACTTTACGCCAGAAGAAGTTTTTGTAATTGCAAAGCATGCCAAGTGCAACAAGTACCACTCACCACTACGCCCAAAGCGCCTCGATGCAGATGGCGATCTATGGCGTGAGATTCTTAGGTGCGCTCAATCTTTCAAGGCGGAACCGACAGCACAATACACACTCGATGAAATTGACAAAAGCACTCAGAAGCCTGTGGACTTTTTGACCGAAGATGAGCGTGGGATTGTTGCAACTACCAAAACTTTTGTTGATCGTTATGTTGACTGGGCTCAAAGAAAAACAGATGCTGCAGTTCAGTATCAGATTGCTGGAGCCTTTACAATTCTCTCGTCTTGCTTCTCAGACACCGGACACGCAGTTCCTAAGTACGGCAAGATGGGACTCAACCTTTGGTTTATGATTCTGGGGGAAACTACCCGAAGCCGTAAGTCAACCTCACGTCAACTGATGCTAAGGATTGTGCGTGAGTACGAGAAGTTTGCTGGCTACCAGATTGACGTTGGTTCTGACGTGACTGCAGAAGGTCTAGTCAAGCTACTCTCAGGCAGAGACAAGCAGACATCACTATTCCACCGTGACGAAGTTCAGGGTATGTTCAAAGATTTTATCAACAAGACCTACATGGCAACTGCAGCAGAGCGTTTCACAGAGCTTTACGACGGGCACGTACCGGTTATTGTGCGCTCAACTGGCGGCACTACCGTTGGCAAGGGAATGCAGTCCGAGCGAGCTGAGACTAACTTCTTAATGTACCTTATGGGTATCACAAGCAAGACTGCTGACATTTTGACAACCGAGTATTTCCGGTCTGGATTCCTAGCCCGATTTATCTACGTAATCGCAGATGCACCTGACCGCACTTACGAGAGCGAAGCAATCACTCAGGCAGATGAAGTTGAGATTCGCACAAGAGATGACGAGATGGATAACATTGTGCGCTCTCTTTACGATGCTTACTTGTTCTGGCAGAAGAAGGGTGCGCCATTCCCAAGGGCAATCCGTTTGACCGACGAAGCTCTTGAGCGATTCAATAAGTTCAAGTGGGAGATGGGCGAGTATGTTCAGGGTCACGACCACGAGGAATCAATCGAGCCTAGCCGTCAGCGACTTGCGCTATCGATCTGGAAGTGTGCAATTCTAATTGCAATGTATGACAAGTCGGACGAAGTAGAACTAAAGCACATGCTTATTGCTATCCACTATTCAGAAGATTGGTTCCGCAACCTTGTGAGAATGGCTGGCGCTATCTCAGCTTCAGAGTGGCAGAGGGAAGTCGATCAGGTTGAGAGCATGATTGCAGCTAAGGGCGGTCGGATGCGCTATGAAGAAGTTTACAAGCGCTTTGCAAACAAGCGTAAGCGTGAGTTTGATGAGATGCTTGATGCTCTAAAGTCTCAGGGTCGCCTTGGTGTGTCTAGTGAAGCCGGAAAGATTTACTTAGAGGTAAACGTCTAAATGAACAATGTCCAGCGCCATGGATTGCTAAGTCAGGCTGTGTGGCTAAAAGAAAACAACGCAACCCTAAACAAGGGCGAAGTCTTTCACTACATTACCGAGATAGATACGCTGGGAGAATTTTCGGTCAGGCAGCTTTCAAATATTTGCAACAACAAAATTTCAGCTAGCACTTTACGTCGCTACCTAGTTGACAAGCCTCGCCATGGAGGCAGGCTAAACACCGGCTCACTAAGAGAGTTGTTAGACTTATTCAAAGAGTCTGAACTTGGAGTCGTTGATTACCGAGTTGTCAAAAGAATTATGAACGCAGGAACTTCACAAAATGTTGTGGCAAGACTTACTGGAATTAGCCAGTCAAGCATAAGTAGAAACACGAGAGTGTGATGGATCTAATGTCTCGCAAAGCTAAGTTCCACGAGGTTGTCAAGGACGAACAGGCTTTGATGTATCACGCCGTAAAGTATCAAAGCGGAAACCGCTACCCACTTGCGGTGATGTGCTTTCAATACCTACAGCATAAGGCAAGGATAGCTAAATGAAGCAAATACTTTCTTTCGATCCCGGTGGTACAACTGGCTATGCGTTTATTGTTTACAACAGCATTACAGAACCTATGTTGATTGATTCTGGTGAAATCCCAGATGGACATCAAGGCTTTATTAAATGGTGGCGCAGGGGCGGTTTAGACATGGCTATCGGGTCTACGCTTGTGTGCGAGTCCTTTACGCTTCGCGCCGGAGTCCCGGGTGTAAACCTAGAGCCTTGCTATGTTATGGGCGCTCTTGAGGCCCTAAGCCGTAAGCAACCAGTTGCATACCAACGCCCAACCTTCAAGGCGTACTGCGACAATGACGCACTCAAAAGACTTGGGCTTTACCTAGTCGGTCAGCAACACGCTAGAGATGCCGTAAGACACGCTATCGCCTATTTAAGACTTGTCGAGAAGCACGAGCCTACCTATAGGTTGGGCTGGCCTGATGCTAAACTAGAAGAACAAGAAGATTGAGGTACCTGTGCCGTATTACATAACTAAAAATCACCCAGACTGCAAAAGCGGTTGGGCTGTTGTTAAAGCTGATTATGAATCAATCGCTTGCCATAGAACCAAAGCAAAAGCCATAGCCCAAATGGTTGCAGTGAGTAATGCTGAAGGCATAGAGCCCGGCGGAACTCACCCAAGAGATACTAGGAAAGAATCTATGAAGAAAGTTAAAGAAGTTACAGACAGCCTTTATCAGCAGGTCTCGGGTGACGAGAAAGCCCTTGTAGATGCAATGCTTGGCATTGTATCCCAATTTGGAAAGTTCCAGTCTGAGGGTAGCTCAATCAATGCTGGCTATGATGATGCGCAGAACAACCCTAACCTTGACATCGGTGTCAAGTGTGGCAACTGCGTATTTCACATTGGTGAGGGTCCGGATATTGAGTGCAGTGCTATTGAGCAAAAAATTGAAGAGAATGGCGCATGTAGATTTGCAGCTATCCCACCCGGCATTGTAAACGTAATGGAAGCCATGCCCGGCGATTTGAAAGTCGGCGACTTTGTGCGCTGGAACAGCTCGGGCGGAAGATCGCAGGGTCGCATTGATCGTATTGAGCGCAACGGCGAGATTAACATTCCTGACTCTAGCTTTACAGTTATGGGCGACTCTGAGAATCCAGCAGCTTTGATTACAGTATGGCGCAAGACCGCAGACAAGTGGGAAGCGACCGACAGAAAAGTTGGGCACAAGTTCTCAACCCTAACTAAGATTGCGTCACTGCGAGAGTCAAAGAACTTATTTGAGGCAGCTGGTCCATACAGCCCACCACAGGGCGTTCAGAACGCTGCTAAGCGAGCCCTAAAGTGGATTGCAGATGGCAAAGCTGGTAGTGGCTTCACTGACGTAGGAAGGCGCAGAGCCTCTCAACTAGCAGCTGGTGAGAAAGTTTCAAGAGCTGTTGTGGGTCGCATGCGCTCTTACTTTGCAAGGCACGGAGTAGACCGTAGAGCTAAAGGCTTCTTTGCTGGCGAGTCAGGCTTCCCATCTCCAGGTCGTGTTGCTTGGGACGCTTGGGGTGGCGATGCTGGACGTAGCTGGGTAAACGGCATAGACTTAGAGAATGACTAAAAAGAACTGCAAGTTTTGTAGCTTTCTGCCGGACGCAGAAATCGAAGAGCTGCTTCTTACCAAGTCAAGTCGCTACATTGCGAAACAGCTTGGAGTCAGTAAGAGTCTTGTGAACGATCACAGGGTCCAGTGCAACACACAACGGGCGGAAGAAAACATGCAATCTTTAGAATGGCATGGCGAAAAGGGCGTATTCAATATCGGAGCAACACAGTCCGATCTAACCAATATGAGCCATGAAGCCATCTTAAAATTATTTGGACATGACCCAAGCAAGGTAGAAATTACTGGTGTGCTTCGAGAGCGCCACGGCGAATACTACAGTCGTGATGAGGGTAGAAAGCTTTGGAAACATTCTTACTCGTTTGCAATTCAAAAGAAAACCGCTCAGGTCAAAGAAGAAGTTGATCCAATTGCCCTAATCAAAGAATTGGGAATTAAGAGCAAGCCGAAGGGTGTAAACACCACAAAAGGCGAAGAGTCCACGTTTGTGCTCGATTGGGCAGACTGGCAGGTAATGAAGTCCGAAGGCGGAGGTGGAGCCGGTTTTGTGCGTCGCTTTGACTCTGCAATGGAGGCAGCTCTTCAGAGGATTGTTGAACTAAGAACAACCGGGCGCAAACTTGATGAGCTTGTCATAGTCGGCGGTGGCGACATGATTGAAGGTTGCGTAATTTACAATAACCAGTCTTACGAGATTGACGGACACCGCAGAGATCAGATTCGCCTAACCGTTGCGACAATTCTAAAAGGCTTGTACACACTTGCTCCGTTATTCGACAAGGTTCGAGTAATAGCAGTGCCGGGCAACCACGGTGAGAACCGCATCAATGGATCAAAGACAACTATCGGCGATAATGATGACCTACTTGTATTTGAGATGGCAGAGGTCGGCGTAAAGAACGATCCAAACATGACTCACGTAAAGTTTGAGATTGCTGAAAAAGAAGTTTCTATGACTACAAAGATTCGCGGATGGGTTTACGGAATAACTCATGGCGATGTTTATGGAAAGGGCAGCGGCACAGGAGTCCGTAATAAGGTCTTCGGCTGGTTCAAGACGATGGCTGCCAACAGGCATCCAGTAGGCTCGGCGGATGTGTTAGTCACGCACCACTTCCACCATGACGCATTAGAGGATTGGGGGGCAACATTATGGGTTCAGAATCCAACGATGGATGGTGGGAGTCACTATTTCGTAGAAGCGACGGGTCACAAGCCGAAGCATGGAATGAACAGCTGGGTAGTGACGAAGGCGGATCGTTTTCAGGACAAACAGGTGCTCCGCTAACTTACTCAATTTATGATGAGTTCACTAATAGTTCAATAACTTTTGCGTTAGTTTGCAGTTGCGACACTCAAGTAATTGGGCTTGACTACAACTCTTTCTTCTGCCCTCACTGCGATCGTGAATGTCACAGAGGCAGCAAGAACTGCGTAGTCTGTATCGACTATCATTTAAACTTAGAAGACCGGCTAAAGATGGAGGATGAAGACGATGCCGACTTATGATTACAAATGCGAAGCTGGTCACAGCCATGCGCAAGTTCGCAGACTAACTGAGCCTGCACTAACCGTGTGCCCAGATTGCAAGAAGGAACTGAAGCGCGTCTTTAGTGCACCGCTAGTTACTTTCAAGGGTGACGGCTTTTATAGCAATGATAAGCAAGCGAACCTAGAGATAAATCTTTAGTAAACAAAAACCCCCAGTCAAAAGACCGGGGGTTTTCTTGTCGGGTATTCCAGCCTTATGGAGCAATTACCATAAATCCTGAAGCAATGTTAATTACGGTTGCAAGCAAAGCCACAACAGCAAACAACAAAGCCATGTTTTCTTTAGTCTGACTGCGCTGAGTTTCTAGTTTCTGCACATCAAGTTCTAGCTCTTGTACATTGCCTTTGATATCTTCAATCTGCTTGTCCTGCGCGTCTGATTTTTTTTCCAAACGCTCAATAGAAGTACGCACTGATTTGATACCTTCCTCAATACGCCCAATAGCGACTAGAACTTCTGTGTAGTCTTCCAATTTACTTTTCCTTTGGTCCTGATTTATCAGCGATCTTGCCAAAGGTTCGGTTAATTTCTTCTACGTCTAGGTGACCGTCAGAAAGGTAAGAGCGTGAAAGCTCCTGCGCCACACCCATTACACCGGCAACTGCTGCCATGATAGCAGCCTGCCAGATCTCAATTCCGATTACGGAACCGCCAACAAATGCACCTGTGATGTTTAGAATTACAACAGCGAAAGTTCTGCGAACAATGTCGAGTACCATTTATATCCCAATCTCGCCCATTATTCTTTTCTATTATACCTTATTGTTCTTTTTCGTATCTTAGGGGGAAAGTCAGCACCCAGACCACCAGTGTGCTAACAATCAGCCATCCGGTCAGCTCTCGTGCGCTGCCCTCAAGCACGATATAACCGATAGCTAAAGCAACTAGAGTCCAGGCTTGATCAATCAAGTCCTTAAGCAATGCTTTGATAAATTTCACTTTACTTCCTAAATGTCAGTGTCGCTATTTGGGCAACAATTACGGATGGTACTACTACTGATTGCGCCTGTTTACGTTCTTCCACTGTCATGTCGAGACCCGCGGTTTGGAAAGCTTCAACAACCTCTGCTACAGCTTCAACCGCTGATTCAAAAGTTTCTGTTATGGCTTCCTGAACAGCCTCTACAGCTTCTCCTACTGCTTCTTGGATGGCTTCTACTGCATCCTCAAAGCTCTCAATTGGCTCGTTTTCGGGCTCAATTGGTACTTCAGGAGAAATTTCGGGCTCTGTGGGCTCCGTAGGAGGCTCAACAGGCTCTGGCTGGGGTGATTCCTCTACTTCGGGCTCAATCGGCTCTACGGGCTCTACAGGGCTTTCTGGAGTAGGTTCTGGTTCTGGGGTAGGTTCTGGGACTATTTCAGGTTCTACGGGGGGCGCAGGCTCTACAGGTGCAGGCTGGGGCTCAGGCTCCCTGATTACTTCTTCGGTCCTAGCAACATCCTCGGTCCTAACAACATCTTCAGTTCGTGTCGATGTCTCGGATGCTGGTGGATTGAAAGGCGCTTCTTCTGTCGGCTCAGCGGCTAGTTCAGGAGTCTCTTCGGTTTGCTGAATACCATAAACCTCAAAGTCCACAATCTCGCCATTGTTTAGGCGCACACCGGTCCTTGGGCTGTATTGCGGATACTCTGGTCCACTTAGGGTGTAAGCCATCGCCACTGTGCCATCAGACAAGATTGCAGCTGTAATAACAATGTGTGTTGGCTCTGTTGTATTTTGTAGCCAGATAGGTCTTGCTGAGATGTCTACTTGGAATCCACCATCGGAAGATCGGATAATTAAATGCTCGTCGCTTCTCCATTGTGGGTAAACAACCCAGTCAAAAGAATACAGAGAAATAGATGGAGTGCCTGGATAGGTCCAGTAGGTTCCATCTGGTCTGCCGAAGGTAATGACGGAGTTGGTCGTGGCGTAAATGTTTGAGTATTCGATTCCGTCAAACATCACAGTAGTCGTCAGTGGTATCTGGTAGGAGATGTCATCTCCACCGCAAGTTTCTATAGTTCGCACAACAGCTTCTGTAGAGTTGATGTCTAATTCCGTAGCTGCTATTACCTGAGACTCATAAGAGCTCACGCAGCTAGCATGGGCAGGCTGAGCAAAGAAAAGTGGCGCAAATGAAAGAAGGGCCACGGATAGAATCCGCAGCCCTTTTTTGTTAAACTTTTTTATTTTGATTTTCCTTTAGTCTCCCCGCCAAAACCCGGAACTGGGTTTACCAATTTACCAGTTGGCTTCTTCTGCGCCCTTAGGTTAGTTGCGTCAAAGCTAGGTGGAGTTTCATCTACCGCTCCGGTGTCTGGGGTGATTTCTTGAGCTGATGCCTTCAGTTCCTCGTAAGCCATTACAGCTTCAACAAACTTGATTGGGCTAACAAAGCCTTTACCGTTTAGATCCCAGCGGTGTACCTTGCCTTCTACGATTTCGAAGTGAAGGTGGCGACCAGCAGATGCGCCAGTGTTTCCCATAATCCCAAGGATTGTTCCAGCCTCAATCTTCTGACCAGTCTTTACCTTGAGTGAGCCTTCAGCCATGTGACCGTATCTAGCAACGTACCACTTGCCATCAATCTTGCTTCTAAGATCAACATAGTAGCCAACGCCACCAAGTGAGCCATCGGCGTTCTTTAGCTTCGAAGTTCCTGCATAAACTACAGTTCCGTCATGCCAAGCTTCGCAATAAATCTTTGGGTTACCGCCCCAAATGTCATCGCCGTTATGATGCTTCTTAATTTTTTCAATAGGATGCACCCTCCATCCGAAGGGACTTGTAATCTTCCAGGCTTTGCCTTTTTTGCCGTCAATCGGGTACTGTGTCTTTGCCATGCTAGTTCCTTGCTATCCAGTTTACAAATAAGTTTCCATCGTCTGATGTGCCAGCGACTCTAGTAATTTTTGCAGTGCAGCCCGTTGTGGTTACGCCAAAGAAGCCCACGGTATAAGCGCTTCCGGTTGCAGTCATCTGGACACTGCCTACAATGCTAGGGGCTGCCGCGAATGCGGTTGCAAATGTAATGGCTGCAGTGTTTGAGTTACCAACGGTTGTGCCAACGGTTACTGCGGTAGTCTTGCCGGACTGGATTCTCTTGACAGCAGTGTCAATTGAGGTCGCCATAGTTGAGAAAACGCTTTCTAGCGGTGCGATGTTGTCGCTAGAAGTTGGGTAGTAAATACCGTTTGTAGTGGTTGCCATAGTACTATTCTACCTTATCGGTTTCTGGGTTTAATAGATTTTCAATGGTTGCTCGGAGCACAGCTATCTCCTGCGCCTGAGTTCCGATTTGATCTCTCATGTGCTTTAGCAAGTCTTCGACTTTAATTTGTTTTTGTTCCATTATGCGCCATTCTCTAAGGTTTCTATTCTAATGTAAAGCTCTTGAATAAGTGCAAGCATGCTAGGAACTACGTAACGAGGGTTCCAGTCGGTAGCATCTCCGCCATCTTGCTCAATTGCAATTGGATAGATTTCTTTCATATCTTCTGCGATAAATCCAGGAATCATTTTATCAAAACGAGTGTCTTCTCTTCTTAAATAATCTTCATTGTATTTAAAAGCAACTACTGGTATCTCTAAAAGTTTTTTAGGATCTAGTTCTATTTCCTCGGTTATAGGGGTTATAGAATTTTTAAACATTCTACTAGAAGCCGTAGACCTAAATACTTGCCCAGCGCCTCCAGTACCAACCCTCATATTTGCAGCAGATGAATCTGTACCAAGGTTTGGCATAAACACAGTCGAACTTGCCGTGAAAGTACCGCTTGAAGTAAAAGAAGAGCTTGTGCTAACAAGACCAGCGGCTAAGTAAACTTGCCCAGAAAAAGCTGTAACGCTTGATCCGTCCCCTACCATTCGTGCACCGCTGTTCCAAACCTGAACATAATTGCTGCCACTAGAGGATTCCATATTAACCGAAGGAACTGCATCGCCACCTTCTTGTACTAGTTTTCCTGAGTAGGTTCCTCCTGGGCTATAAAAATCTAAAGTAGTTCCAGATAACACAATCCTTTGACCGCTTGAACCAGTCTGAACAGTAACACCAGTGATTGTTCCACCATTAATGTTGCTTGCATTGATTGTGTAGCTGCTTCCAGTTGAGCCTAATCCAGTAAGACCATTTATTGCTGATGTTGCTTCAGCGGATGCAGTCTTTACATCAGATACAACTTTGGTCAAGCTAATCAAAGAGCTATTGAGCTGATTGTCACGAGCGGCATTGTTAACCTCATTTGCTTTGTCTGAAGTTACAACATTTGAAAGTTGCTTTTGAACCTCACGAGCCCATGGCTGAGCAGGCTCAGGTAGATTGTTCTTTGGGAAAATTACTGTCATGCTACTGGCTCCGCGCTCATTAGTGGGATAACTGTGAACTCATTAAATTTTAGCGCTTCATTTGGGAAAGTGCTTGGATTGAGTGCGGTATTGGTAAAATCTGCAAAGTCAAGCCCGGTCCACTTAGCGTTAAAATCAGCAAAGGTAGCTGCAATAGTGCCGTTTACGTTTGTGCCGGTTGCTGAGTAGGATACGTTATTGATCCTAAACTTATTGCTTTCAACGGTCCTGAGTTTACCCGGAGTTTCGCCAAAAGGCTGGATGGTAGAAACTTCTTCTGTGAGCAGTACGCTAGGGCCACAGATAGCCTGAGCAGCTGAGACACCTCTGGTGTACAAAGCATTCAAGCTTGTAATAAACGGGTTATCAATTGATGGAGCTGAAGTATCGTTAGTAAAAGAAACGTCAGCGCCAGTAGAAATAGTGTGACTTACTTTGTCATAAAAAACACCGCTACCGGTAATGTAAAGCGCAGGATACTCTTCCCCGTCTGCAACTTCAATACCGATTCGATAAGGTGAAAAGCCCAAGTTTGCATCAGCTGCATGGGTCAGCGATTCTGCTACAGGTGCAACTACGGTTATCTCAATCTCGGTTGGATTCTCTGTCAGGGCAACAGTTACGCTACCGCCCTGAGCAAGCCACTGAGATGACTGCAAAAGAATACCGTCATTACCTGCAACTACATACTGGCCCTGTGAGCCTGTGTAAGGCAAGGGCAAGATAGAGTTTACTGCAGTTGGCTGATTGATCGTTTCCAGCGAGGCATTGATAGTAAGCCTGACTTTTACGGTCTCTCCTGCGTTTACCTGTATGGCATCGCTAGTAGTTACGTTTCTAGAAACCGATGGCAAGTTATCTTTGTTTACTGACAATGACTGCACAACAGAGTTCACTTTGTAAGAAGTGTTGTAATTGAACATCTCAAACTTCTGAGCGGTGTCAAAAGAGTTGATTGCAATTGACTGGGAGCTTAGGTCTTGCTGCTTGAAGTTAGCTTCAGTAGTTTTAGCTTTTCTAAACACAAGTGTGTCAAGGTCCACGTAAGCCTCAATGCCTACGTTGTCAGTTGCGCTTGCGCTCACTGCTGCACAGAACATCTTGATGTGCTCCCAAAGGTTTCCATTCCAGCCGATAAAGTTTGCAGGGATTAGGTCTAGATCATCATCTAAGGTTCCATCAAATACTAAGTTGCCGTTAGCAACGGAAATGCCAGCAAGCTCACAGTAGTACTCAAGTGCGCTTAGAAGTGTGTAGCCAGAGCCTCCGTGAGGCAAAGCAGTTACCTCTTGGTTGAGGCGAGATTCTAGTGTTGTGCCGGTAATAGAAACTACGTCAATGTTCTTGCTTACCTGCTTAACGGTAAACTCTACATCGCCACTTTGGGCGTGACTGAGCAGCATACGGTTATTGATAAGTAGCTTGCTGTCTGGATGCGTGTTGCCAACCTTGTCGCCAGAAACGGCAAGTGCTGTCACGTTTACCTGACCAGTTCCACCAGAAAGCGTAGATGGCTCAAGCGAAGTTACATCTTCGGAGTATTGGTAAGAGACAAGCGATGGTCCAAGAATAGAGCCGTTGCCCTCTAGGTTTTTTAGTTCTACTTCCATTAGACCTCAGCTAATGTAACTGACATTCCAACTTGCCCATCATTTATGTTTGCAGAATAGTATTCTATCTCTGGGAAGCTTGCGAACTCTAGTCCAGTAGTTCCGCGCCCCATAACAAAGTCTCCTACTGCTGGGCTTTGTCCGGTTGGTAGAATCTGCGCAATCAATCCAACTACGTGGAAAGTGCAAGGGCTTGGTGCAACTTTAGCTAAGTAGAACTCAACGTAATCTGCAACGGTGCTGGAGAATGATACGTTTACTCTTGTGCTGGTGTTTACGCCAAGCGGAGTTAGCTCAACTGGAGTTGCGCCTGTTCCATTTTTGTAAGCACGACCAAATGCCTTGCCGGTAGTTCCGTGATGACCGTGGAGACCTAGCCACAAAGTGTGACCAGTAGGGATGTAAAACTTGAAGCGATTGCTTTCGGCGTTTGGGTTTCCAGGCGCTACAAACTTAGCTGCGTTAGCTGGGTAGTCAAAAGTGTTGTTTCCAACTAGCGAGCTAATGCTTGCGGTTGTGACTACGCTCTTTGTGATTCCAACATCGTCTGGACAGATAGCTTCCCAGTCGGTGTTGATCGACACCGCAGGAGCTGACCAAGCAGGCGGAAACATATTTGTCTTAGTGGCGTATGGGTCATTCCAGAAGAACGGGCCAGTGCCGTAAAGACCGTCAGCAAAGTCCTTGATTGTGTGCAAAGAGTCCTCTAGTGCAGGTGCATTTAGAGACCCCAGCCAGGACATGTCAAAGCGCCTGTGTGAGCCCTGTGAGCGCTTTATGTGAGTCTGACCATTAAGCAACTGGGTCTCGTTAATCCAACCGCTTGCTGAGGCTGTCATGCCCGATTGAGGGGCATTTATCCAGGTCTGTTTATTGGCGTTGCCAAAATAGACTTTTCTCATTAGTTTGTGCCTCTCTGAGCTAGCACAACGTTGCCAGCATTAGCGGATGAAGCAATTTTAGCATTCTCTGTGTACAGGTTGACTGGGCGATCAATCACTGCACGAAGGAGTGCGCGGTCTTCTGGTGATAAGTAAGCAACAGTAGAGCCAGAAGCAGACGAACCTATGCCGCTAGTTGCTCCAAATGAGCCGACTTTTTGCTGGTTTAGTGCATTTAGGAAGTCAACTCCGTAAGTCGAAACTGCCGAAGCTTTTATAACGTATTCGCCATTAGAAAGCATTGCTGGGATTGAGTCGCTTGTTCCAGTTCCTCGTCCTGAAACATAACCACCAGAAGCTAGCTGTAGTTGAAGTCCTGCAATTTCTCTATTTGCGGATTGCATACCAGAACCCAAAGCTCTTCTTCCAGCTGCATCCAAATCACCTTTTACTAATTGTTGCTGACCTACGGCCACTAAGGCTTGTAGTGCTTGAATTCTTGCCATGATTGCAAGTTTGTCAATACCACTTGCAGTGAATTTAGTATTAACAGTAGTGTTAGCTTGTTTTATTTTTGCAAGATACTCGTTTACCGCTTGCTGAGCTGCACTAACGTTTGACTTAAATTCAATGTCAACATTTCTAGGAGTTTCTTTTATAACCTTGCCCATATCGTCAAATGTTTTTAGATAAGGCTTTAGTGCTTCATTGGAGAATCCAGCTTCAGTTGCGTTTTTCTTAAATTCTTCCTTAAGTTCCCTGACTCTATCACGAAGCTCTTTGCCTTTTACGCCTGTCTTAGAAAGCATTTCAATGTAAGAGGCATAAGACTGAACTTGATCTCTAAGTACATTTCTATTTTCAATTGCTGAGTCTGTATTGCCATCAGTTGACTTTGTTAGTTCTGCAGTTGCATCAGAAATGTCTTCTTTTTTATTTGCGATGTTTCCATCAATCTTTGCAATCTTTGCACGAATAATAGCAGCTCTTTGCTCATCGCCGTATCGCTCTGCAACTGTAAGCTGGTAGGCCAATATAGACCGGTCTGCTGCAAGTTCTGCAATTTCTGCGTTTGCATCTTTAATTGCTTTTCTAGCTGTGTCGGCTTTTTCTGCAATATTATTCCAACCCGAAGCAATTTGATCAAGGGCGTCGCGTTTACCAAATCTAATTTCGAATGCTCTAGAAAATACAGCCCTGAGATCATTTGCATAA